AGTTCAATTGGTTTTTCTAATTCATTTATTCTTTTTTCAAGTTCATTAATTTTATCAGCCATTCTCTGCATCTCATGTCGCATAGCGTGATCAGTTGTAGATGTAAAACCCTCTCTCTTCTTGGAAGTAAAGTCTAATGTAAAAGCTTCTTCTGAATCATACAGTTTTAATCCAGCATCTGGATCTGTAGCTTTATCGTATGTTTCTCTTGTTGGATTTTTTCCGTAATGTCTCATTGCCCAATCATAATCTCTTTTTTCCATTTTTGTTTTATCACTTGTCATGTAATCTCTCCATTCGTTGCTAAAACCATCAGGATAATCTATCACTTCTTTTCTCCATTATCTGAAGAACGTATTGCAATTCGCTAATTATTTTATATATCCACATTTGAGTCATTCTATCTTCAGATTTCTTTCGCTCTTCTTTTAGTTGCGTTATTCTTATCTGTATATAGTCTTTCGGATCTACTTTTCTATTTCTTCTCATTTTTCTTAACTATCGGATCTAACCAAGTTACTTTTTGTTTTTTGTCATCAATGATAGTCATGCTACCACCTTGAGTATCATGTGAGTTTGATGTCCAAGAGTTTTTAATATTATATAATAACCACATGTATATGGGTACAATAGCAACAGTTGCTATAAAACATATAATTGAAAATACTTCAAATGTCATAGATAAGTTCCATCTACATTATGTGTTTTACTATTAGCCCAAGCCCATACTATACAGTTCCACATACTTCTTGAGTGTCTCATACCAAGAGGATACTGTGAGAAAATAAACTCTACAAAAGATAGAGGATCATCAATACGATTAATTTCTGACTCTCGCATTTTCTTATAGTGTCCTATAAATCGTTTAAATCTCATGCTTTACATCAACATAATCATCTATACATGTATAGCCTGTTCCTTGTCCTATTGTAGATAATTCTACAACTTTTTCATAACAAGCATCATATTCATCAAAATAATCCAAACCTTCTCCTTCAAGCGTACCATCAGGATTCATCATAACTGCTACTAAAATCCAACCATATATCATTTCATTTCCTTATTTTAATTTATCCCATACCCATTCATGACAATAGAACATTATACTTCCTGCTGGAATACTTGCAAGAGATAATCCTAATGTATACCATAAATCACCACCCGTAACTACTGCATAACTCATAAACCATACAATACCTAAAAGTTGCCATGTGCAAGTCTTTATTATTCTTCTGTATATCATTCTTCTGCTTGTTCTACAACAGTTGGTTTACACCATGCTGAATAATTACCGACTAATCTATCTTCATGTACATTGATTTGCTTTGCATACCAAATACATTTCTGCATACTAGAATACGTTAGTTCCGCTTCTACTTCTGAACCATTCATTATCATTAATACGAAAACTAACTTAAACACTTATCATTCCCAAGTCTCACACATACCAGGAAAACAATCCATTACAAACTTCTTAGTAATACCTTTGTATGGTAGTTTACCTTCTTTCATACCTAATAATATTTGTGCTTCTTCATCAGGTAAATTTTCTAGCATATCAATGAATAATGTTTCTCTTCTCAAAGGAGTTAGATTTTTTTGTGCTTCTGTTTCACCTTCTGTAAAGAGATAAAATCTACGAACTTCATGATGAAGTTGTCCTTGATTATCCCAAGGCGTTTCATTTTTCTTGTATGGTGGTTTACCTTTTGGTAGTAACCATTTATTAGCTGTATTATATGTAAACTCTAGAACTATACCCATTGCTGGTGTATAGTTTTCCCTCATATGTCTTACACGCTCAATCTTTCCCTTAATCTTTTCATTTTCAGAGAAGACGCTATGTAGTGATTTTGTTGGCATCAAAATTCTCCAATCTTATCCATAAGTAGTTTCAATCTATTCTTTATAAAATAATTTAGTAATCCACTCTTTGGCGGTATTTTATAATTATCATACTTTTCATTTATCTGATTAACGATAGCTGAAGGTATTAAAGCTAAATTAACTAAAGATTCATTTCGCTTGTAGTTTCTCAACATAACTTCATTACAGAAATCTCTAGGATCTAAACTTACCCATTTCTCTATCTTCTTTGATGCAAGAGGCTTTTGTCTAGCACCTGTAACTATTACATTGTCTGCCGATAGAAAGTTAGGTACACCATCACCTCTATCACCTCTCATGATATGTTCACGTAAGAAAGACTCTGGATTGCTGATACGTATCCACTTCTTAGTCACTGGTGAATACTGTTCTACGTTTGCATATTTTTGTAGTTGTGCAAAGTCTTTGTCACCAGATATAATTAGTATATCAATATCGTCTTCAGCTTTGAGTGTCTTACCAAAACGATTACAGAGTGTAGCAATAATATCATCTGCTTCTGCCGTATCGACTTGTATAACTTTCCAAGGAAATGTTTCTTTGAGTTCATCACGTATTTTATTGAGAATACTGAATATATTATTCCAATCTAATGGTGACTTTTCTCTATCTGCTTTTCTATGTGCTTTGTAATATGGAAAGATACTCTTTCGCCAGTAATTCTTATCATCACAGGCGATTACCATTTCTCCATATTTTTCTCCAAACTTAACATTGTATAGACGAATAGAATTAAGAACCATATGACGTATCATGCCTTCTTCTATTTCATCATTGTTATTTTGGAGTTGTATCATCAGATTACTAATCATAACCTGATTTAAGTCCAAAAGTATCATTATATACTCTCTATTTAATTTATCTAATTATATTTATATCACATTTTAGAAGAACTTGTCAAGACTCGCACCATCATACTTTTGCTTATTGATTTCAGTTTCTTTCGATAAATCAAATGGCATTTTCTCTGTCTGATTGTATGAAGTTTCTCCTGGTTTCTTTATCTTCCAAATTAAATCTTTCTCTTTAGGATAATCTAAGTTCCAAGTAACAGTTGAGTTTTTAAGATACTTTCTATCTCTTTTAGTCATAGGAAAAATATATCTAAATTGTCTACCTTTAACTCTAGATATATTCATTTCTTTTAGTTGTTCTGGATTAGGACGCATACCATACTTTCTGTTCTTAGTATTTGGTATAACACCTTGCATTGTTCTAGGGTGTATCTTTTCACCTTTCTCCGTCACGTAGGTGTCTGTTGTGCTGAATCCTCCGTATAAAAAGTTAGAACCTTGGTAAACATAACCAACCTTGCCAACGATACCATCTGCCCATGTAAAAAGATATTTTATATCTGTATTTTCTTTTAACCATCTAACAGAGTGTCTAAGCATTTGAGACTCAGAGTTGCGAGGCATAGAATCGTCCATGCACATTTTACCTATTTCAAAGTAATCTTTAGTATCTAAGTCTGGGAATAAAACTTGAATAGTATGTTTAGGGCGTGTACCCCAACCAAAAGTTATCACACCTTGTAGTTCATTATCTACAAACACACCCATGTAATGCTTGGTTAGTTTAGGCATTATAGGTGAATAGTGTCTACTTTGTATAAAAGCTTTTGCTCTGTCTTTGTTTATTTCACTGAGTATCATATTAAGGTGGTGGTAGTTTATCGTTCTTTCTTTTCTTTAGTTCATCGTAATGAGCAATGCGTTTCTCAAGCCATTTTATGACTTCTGCACTTTTATCTTTTTTATCTGTGTTGTTAAGTTCTCTTTTGAGTACGGCGGCAGTTTGCATTTCGAGACTATTCATCTTTTTCCTTTCCGAAATCTAATGACATTTGCTCGTCATCACCTAATTCTTCAATACCAGTGACTTCTACATTAGCATCAATATGTTCTTGAAAATGATGATGTAGTCCCATGTTACGATAAAGTGACGAACGGATTGTTTCTACTGTGAAAGCAAAGTCTTTCATAAACTCGTCTTTGTCTATGTTAAATCCTGATAAAGAGATGTTTGCTAGAAGACTACTGCTATGTTGATCCACCACATTGTTGATATAAATTTCCTTGTTCTTCTCAATGTTCTTTTTCAAGTCTGAGAGTGTCTCTTGCTCAGGTGGTACATAATCATTTGGAAACTTTACAATGTTGCTCATATTCTTTCCTTATAGTTGTGATAGTTTTTTTCTTTATGTGAGTTTAAAAAACTATCAAAAAACATTAACTCGCTACTTTAGTTTCTGAGTTTAAAGAGTTCAAAACTAACCGCACCGGTAAAAATTACTCTGCTATGTTATTTATCTCCAGCTGGTACTACAGTTCGATAGTGGATTAATTTCTCTTGATCAGCACCATAGAACAAGTCGAGATAAACACCAGTTCGTAAGTAAGCTTGTAGGTTTACTACATAGCATTCAACTTCAGAAAGTCTAGCTAACGAACCTCGTACATTCTTACGAACATTCTTTTTTAAACCTGGTATTAAAGCTTTGTTGTAAACTAACCAAGCTTTTACATTTTTATAGCATAGTGGGTGATCATCACCTTTTGCTAAAACATCGGGGTGTATGTGTGAAAGTTTAGGTGGGTTTTTCTTCGCCCTTTCCTCTCTAGCTTTCGCTAGTCTTTCACCAGCCGCCTTACGGGCTTCTGCGGACATTCTACGTCTTTTTACCATGTGCAACCTCCATCATGACAAATTATTAATACTACGTATCCGATAGCGAATATCGAAAATAAACTTACTGCATCTAATATTGTTTCTGCTACCTTTATTATATATTTTTTTATCATTTTACCTCTCAATCGAATGGGAACGGACCCCACTCACCATTTTCATCTGCTCTATCTAGTTGTGCTTGTATCTTACCAATCTCAACTGCAAGAACATGTAAACCTTTTGCAAAGGCTTCGTCTTTATGAGTTGACTCTGAAGTACCACTCATAAAATGTTTCATAGCTTCTTTTAACTTCTTTTGATGTTCACGCAATTCTGTATTGACTATCATACGCTTTCTCTTTCACTTTTGTTGTTATAATTTCAAATAAATCTTCAGCTTTGTATCCTGCTTTTTCGTAGATAGCTATCGCTCGTTTTTCAGATTCTTTTGCGGAAGAACCTATGCTGTATAGGATATCTGAAGAATTAATACGTGATATAGATGTAACAAAAAGTTTTTTCATACTAACCTCTCTACTATTAACGAATCACTTACACTATTATAATAGCATACTGACAAATAAAGTCAACCATTAATTTTCAACTAACTTGTCAAAATACCACTTCAAGTCTTTCAACCACATTGCTTGCATTTCAAAGAAAATTGTTCTAGCATCACCATCATCGGCAAAGCCAGCTTCAGTAGCGAAGTCCATTCCGCTACAAAAGTAGATTTCATGCATATGTAAGTCTATATAATTTTTCTTGATTATTTTTAGCAATTCAAGAGCGTTCTTAGCAGTACCGACTAGATTACCAGCACCGATATAAACACCTATTTTTTTATTGCTGTGTGTATCTATGAAAACTGAATCTGTTTGTTTCAAGTTTTTTTTAATGTCTATCATATTTTCTCTCACTTTCGAATCATCTTACACTATTATAGTATCAGAAGGAGAGAATATGTCAATAGCTAATGTAGATACTTGCTTAAATTATTTCCTGATTCACCTACAGAATTGCGATGTTCTAGTATCATCGACATGACTCTATTATAGTCATCTTCTTTAAGGTGAGTTTTGTACATCATCATAGCTTGAGCCATCATGACACCTGCAAGAGCCATAGGATTACAACCTTCTTCCATTTTATTCATTACAAGTTGTAAAACATCTCTAAAGACTTCATCTACATCATCTTCAGGTATATCGTCCCAATCATCTCTCATCTTCTCACCTTACATCTAGGACAGAAATCTGCACTGTCCAGTTCTGAACCACAATAGGTACAATAAGACACTGTGAATACAAAGAATATCATTTTAATCCTCCATCTGACTTAGATAAAAGCAAATCTATTTTTGCTTCTATTCTATTTAGATGTCGGACTATCTCTTCTGTAGAAGTTGACATAAGTTTAGTTTTCGGTATATTAAACTCTTCTGAGATATTTCTACCTCCTGCTCCAGCACTTATGCCCACAACCTGTTCTTCAATAGGTTTTTCTTTCTTCTTTTCTTTTCTTAGTTTCCAAAGCATCCAATCGTAGTACCTATTAGGCTCCTTGTCCATTTGCAACTTCTTTCTTTTGCTTTTCTACTTGAAGTAATCCGTTGAACATTCCTATCCACTCATTCTTACGTATTTCCCAATTGTAGAAGTTGTCACACCAGTTTTTAGCAAAGATTGCTTTCTTTTGCATATCATCACTTTGACAATTATCTATTGTACCTTTTAGAAAGTTTGCGAATACATTGGCATGAAACTGTAAATTTTCATGAAAGTTGTACATTGTTGCAAAGTTACCTGTAGTTTCAGGTAATGCACCAAGATTAGGACATACTACATGACAACCGGCAGACATAGCCTCAATAGCTGATATACATGAAGTTTCTTGCCATATGCTAGGATATGCAAAGATATGTGCTTTACCTAAAGCTTCTCTAACAACACTATTAGGCTGAAAACCATGATATGTCATACCATCATGTTCTTCTATAGTCTTGAAAATATCTTTGTATGGTTCATCTCTTTCGGGCCAACCATATGCGTTAAATGATGAAAACACATCAAAATGTATTTTATCTTTGTAACCATTTTCCCATAATGCTTGAACACCAGCAACTGCAATATTTAATCCTCTATGAGGTGTTGTGTGATAGATTAAACGTATTACGTCTTTATCTTTATTCAAAGTTCCGTCTGCGTTTCCTGGAACCTGTATAGGATCAATAGCATTTTTAAGAACAAATGATTCTGAATAAGGCACACCTAAACCTAACTGATAAGTCATTAGTTGCCAATTAGAAACAAAAACTAAACGTGCAAATCTCTTTCTTGCTTCTGCATCTTTTAGATGTTCGTTTTCTGGATCATTCCATAAATCGTGCAACCAAAGAACATTTGGTTTATCTTCAGATACAGTACGAACTCTAGATTTAATTATATTGAATTGCTCTAATAAATCTTTATCAACATATTGCTCTAAAGCTTTAGTCATTAGTTCAGTACCACCAAATGACTCACGATATGTGCCATCATCATTCATGATACCACCTTGTTTCTGTACTGTTTTCAAAGAAAACTCATCTGGATTTTCAGTTGCTTGTGCTTCAGCCATTATTAACTCCTATTAATGAATCCCAACGAAAAGAACGCCAATCTTTCTTTTCAGTGTCATATACTGCAAGATACTCTTTTAGAATTTCTCTTTCAACATTTGCTTTAGGTCCAAGAGGATCTCTATTAGCACCCACATAACCGTGGATATCTTCACGCAATGTCGCTTTCATTCTGCGAGTAGTACCATCTTTTTTTGTGAAATTTATAACTAGAACACCTTCTTCAAGTTGTTCTATAATTCTTTGCTTCTCAATGTCTTTCATAATGTTAGTATCAAACTCCATACTTTGCATATTATAATCATTCATAATGTATTTAGCTCCCGTTAAAACGCATAAGCCTTATCTCTAAATCGTTATAACCACCTATGTGTTCATCATCATCAAATATTTGAGGTACAGTTTTGTACCCTTTCTCTTTTATCCATGCCATTGATTTACTATCTTCGTATATGTCTATGTATTTGTATTCTACATTATTTGAAGATAATAAACCTTTAGCACGTACACACCAACCGCAATTAGGACGCCCGTAAATAGTATACATTAGCAACCCGAATCTTGGAAGTTCTCACTAGAAGTACTCGTTACATTTTCATTTAGAACAGCTGGTGCTTGATACTCATTAAAATATTTATCAAGCATTTCTAAGTGATCTTCATACTTAGCCATCTCTTCTAACTGCTTTTCGATTTCGTCCATGACTTCTGAATGTTCACCAACACCCACAGGATTTGTCAAATAGATTTCAACATTCATTCGATGCTTATCGATATGTGCTTGTGCATGATCTCTAACTGCATCTAACATTTGTCTTCTTAACCCAGTCATATTTAACTCCTTAATCTAATACCATGCCTATCTTTAAAGATAAGCCTACTAATATAATTAGTCCTGCGATTACTATAACATCTTGTCTACTCATTTGTCAAGACTCAATCGTCAATGGGATTTTCCCAACCCCAAGCATTCAAGTTACTTTTGAAGTTTTTCAACTTCTCGTCATATTTTTTATTTGTCGCTTCATTCATATTCGCTAAATGATAACCAGCATCTTTATCGACTTCTTTGATGTCATGAAAAATTCTTTCATTCGCACCAAGTTGTCTGGATCTTTGTACGTATATGAATGCTTTATATAATTGGTATCTTACGACATCACATACTTTACATGTGTTATCGTATACAGTTGCTACAACTGCCATTGTCGTTTCCTTTCCGAAAAAATGTTAAGAGAATGAGTTTTCACTCACCAGTATATATAATCGTTTAATCTTCAACTACTTGCATATCACCTATCTAAGTTTGAGAAAGCTACCAATATTTCTACTATCATAACATATACGATTTATAAACCAATTGTAAAATGTTCTATAGTTTTCTTTCATGGTTCTTCTTTCTAAATTTAAGACTTTTTGCCAAGTTCTTTCTAAGTCTTTTATATCGCCCTCAATAACTGCCATATTATAATCAGCTAATCCAAATCTAACGATAGGTACATCATGTAACATGGCTTCTTTAGCTGAACCTGAATTTACAACATATACTGCTTTTGCTTGAGCAAAGAGAGAATGTATATTTACTTGGTGTTCCAACCAATGTGCATTACTATATTGTTCAGCAAATAGTCTTACATCTTCTAAACTATTTGGATTAGCAGGGTGATTCTTAAAAACAACATTTATTCTTTTCTCATAAGCCCACTTCATGATAGCCACTGCAAAATTAATAACACCTACTTTAGAATGGTATTTTATAGTTTCATCATGAGGTAGTTGTAAAGGAACAAATATAAAACCATCTTCGAAAGGATTATCAAATTCAGCGAGAGGTTGATTATACTTAGACTCACCTTTAATTGCTCTCTTTCTAAACTCTTCAAATGTTGCGTCATCATCTGGTGCAACTTCATACCAACCTAATTTTGAGTGACTAGATGTTCCGCCCCAACCATCTTTATCTACTGTAAACAACCAAGGAAAAACTGTTTGCATATAGTATCTACACTCTTCTCTTCCATTAAATAATTTTTTGTCTGTATGAGGTACATAAGCTATATCAGGATTAAATCCACTTCTAACAAATCTTTCACAGAACTTCCATTTCTGCTCTTCTACTATAACTACTTTATCCTTTCTCATACCATGATATTCAGCAAGCTTATCAACAAAGTTTTGCCAATGCACTCGTATAGGTTCTATATGAGGTTTTCTCTTTTCTAAACCAAATCTCTTGAATGGTAAATCTAATCTAGGTTTTAGTATCAGAACTTTTCTGTTCATGCTTTTTCCCAAATTCTACTAACAGCACTAGGTAGTCTGTTGAACTTATTCTTAGCTTCTAAGTAAGTTTCATTTTCATGTTTGCGAGGTCCTTTCCCAGTCCATATAACTGTGCCTTCAATAAACTCCCAATCCATAAAATTACCATCAAACTTTGTCACATCATTATCATTGACTAGTTCAAATATTTCAGCTAGTGCTATCTGATCAATAAACCATCTCATAGGTCCTTTAGATATTCTTTCTGCTATGGCTTCAGCTACAGGTGTTGCTCTATCGTCCATATAAACACAACCTGCCGCCACTTGTGTACCTTTAGCTTCCCAACCAATTGTACCTTGTAAAGGTTTTCTAGGAAAGTAACCTGTAGGTGTAGTAGGATATTCAAAGTCTTTCATAAACACACAATCAGTATCTACCACTAACATTTTTTTAGCATGTGGTAAAAGTTTAGGTAACATCATAAAACGTAAGCACGAATAATACGCTCGTATATCTATAGGTGTAGCACCTATATCACTATAACTAAAAGTTATATCTACATCTAAATCTGCTCTTAGTATAGATTCTATTTTATGAGTTTCTTCTACAGGATCGCATATATGTATATGAATATCTTTACCTATATCATTAATAGAATATATTAAAGATGGTGCATGTTCTACAAAATATTTTGTATCGCAGGCGGCATATACTACAGGTTTAGTGGGAAGTTCTCCGTATATCATGACGCTCTGTTACCTCTCAGTGCAAAGAACAAAGCACCAACCCATAAAAATACATGTAGATTGTCATACATTATAACGTCCATGATACTTTCTGGTTCACCAATCCATATTACGCCCGTCATGATGCAACATAATGTAATACCACTAAAACGTGTGATTGCATCACCTATGTCTGGAATGTAACATCTATCTAAAATAGGTAAATACGGCTTATTCATTATACCACCGACAATAAGTCCTATTCCACCAAGTAACTCACCATAAGCAACAAACCACCAAACTAGATATGATAAGCCAAATGTTGCCGCCTCTTCAGCACTTACTGGTATTTTCATTATACCTTGCTGAATAAAAACTACTACCAGTGGTAATCTGAGTAACCAATGAGACATACAAAAATCTGGTATTCTAAATTTTCTCACTTTGCTTTCCATCTGTAAACCTCATCAATACAAAAATTACGTAAAAACTTACAATTATTATCACTTCTACACACTCTCTCATGTTTGCTATTTTGCCAACACTCTGAAGTCCATGCACTTACATATTTGTTAACAACTCTATCCCATGTATCGTCAATCGTGAATAGTCCTAAGACAGGTAATATCATTGTCAAAAATATAATCCATAGAAACGCAGGTCCAAAACCTTTGTTGTGATACGCTTGATTACTCATTTCAAAAACCTTCAATATATAAAATTAAACTTATTCCTACAGCGAACCATAAAAAAGGTGCTTTAGGATTTTCTACTAGCCATGCTATCCCGATATACTTCAACCATGATTCTTTTTGGTTCTTTACAGGTATCTTGCCATCTAAAGTATATTCTTCTTTACCTCTAGGATTAGGTGGACTTATAAAATTCTGTCCAGGCATCAGCTTGACATATCTTTCAACATTGAATTTATTTCTTCAATGTTAGTTTCCATTTCGTCCATTCGACTATCTATTGCGAGAGTAGTCATCACACTTAAACAGCCTGCCACTACTATCATTACCCAAAATATAATACCAAAATTTTTCATATTAACTTACCTTTACTGCTATGTATATACACAATAATACTATAATTATCTTACCATAGTCAAGATCAAATTTAGTACCTTCACCATAACTTGCTTCCCACATTTCTTTAAGATTCTTCATTTTTTCTCCTCATAAATTTAATATCACAATAACCACAAATTACAAAGCCTTCATCTGGTACAGTGTAGTATACTCTAGGGTGATCATTTGTTTCGCCAGTACACCACACTCTATCTTTATCAGTATAGACAATAGTTTCAGGAAAGTTATTCGTGTTCTCCGCCATTTCCTCTACCATTATATCCAGCAAACACTGTTGGTTTTCTCTTAGCGGTTTCAAATGTAGCTACTGTCACTACGATGGCGGCAATAATACAAAGGTGTGCTATCATAGAAAAACCCCATATCCACAAACTACCATAAGCAAGTGCAAAACTACTCGCCCAAGTCCAGGCGAGTATTTGCAATATCATGTGTCTTGCTTGTAAGCTAGGAATATTTTTAAGAGGATTAACATCAGCATTCATCACTGAGTTCCACATATTGACAATCGCTTCTCTCATTATAGTTCCTTCACTATCTTCTTAAATTTCTTTTTAGATTTTCCTCTGAACTTATACTTTTTCGCTTCAGCTAAGTTTACTTCAGAATCACCAACTACGACAACACCAATCATACCCATAGTTGCATGTGGTGTACAAAGGTAAAGATAAACGCCTTCTTGTTCAAAAGTAAAAGAAACTTCATCATTCATTTTACTCTTTATTTTTTCTACACCATCGGGTACAGATACAAATTGTACGTTATGCCCTTTTGATGTTGGTACCCATGTAATTGTATCACCTACATCAATTCGTGCTATATTTTCACTATATAGCATTTTCTCTTTGCCTTTTTTGTTTAGCATTTCGATAGTCATTGATTCTGCCGTTGCCATGTTGCATTGCAGTAACATACCACATAAAATGCCTACTAAAATTATTGGTAAATAAATGTTTCTCATGTTCTTAAATCGCTCCATGTTGCTAGTTTACTTCGTTTTTCTCTTGCTCTATTATGTATCTCACTCCAAGTAACAATGCCATGTTCTGTCATTAAGTCTAACATGGCGTAAACATCACCAATCTCGTCTTTGAGATTTTGCAAATCTGTTCTTTGTTTTCTCATAGCCTTAGAACACATTTGAGCAAGTTCACCACACTCTTCCATCGTAATGACAAAGAGTTGTTGTTCTGTATCTAATTTCTGCATTAGTCTAATCCCATATTTGATTCATAATCTTCTTTCCAAGAAGGATCATACTTTGCACCAGTACCGTCTTCTAAAAAGTTATTAGAACACATAACCATGACAAGAAGTATCCATATCAAAGAAATCCATTTTAAAAATTTAATAAAGCCTGCATAAGTCTTTTTTGCTTCTGCAAGGGCTTCTTCTTTCACATCACTCAACCTATAAAACTCCATACTATTGCATTTAATAATAAAGTACCACCAAAGAATATAGCTATCATTAGTATTAGCCCTAGTCCTTCATTCTTTACTGGATCAAATTCATACTTCATTGTCCTATTATCCCATATTTTACACCACGATCTACTTCGTAGTCTTCTAATTTATAACCTTCAAGAACTGCCTCGTCATAGGCTTTTTCGTATATCTCAACTAAATCCTTACGTGGGTGTTCTTGAACTTCACCAGTAAACCATTTAGGTTGCCATGGTTGTGTTGCCATATGCGTATAATGTAGTTGATAGATTTCATCTGTATCACCATCATGTGAGTTCCACCTAGGATCTAAATCGCCTACTAAATTATTCGCAATGAACATATTGATAAATTGATGGTGTGCAGTAGCATCTTCTTTCCATGTTTCTACTGCCGGTACTACTTTCTTCCATTTAGCATTATCAAATACAATAACGCAGAACTCTTTACCACCAAATCTCTTACCATCTCTTGCTAAACATAATTTACCTTTTGGTACTTCTAAATCTACAAGTTCTGCCATGTCTCTCATGTTAATCATGTCAACATCGGTATAGATTGCTTTACCTTCAAAGTTGCAGGCTTCAGGTATACCCCATCTATAACCAGAAAATGGCGTACTCCAGTTTTTGTCAGCCCAACCATACCAAAAAGATGTTTCATCAGTTGTCTGTCGCATCCATGTTATATCTACAGGACGGCTACAGTTCTTTCTTATAGAGTGTTCATATGCCATTTCTATTTTTGCATCTTCACCATTAGATGAAGTACCTATAAAAAGTTTTACAGGATCATTTGCCATAATTTCTACCTTCTCTTATGTGTTCTGGTTTCTTGTACCATTTACCATTTATGTTATCGTTATAGTAATCACTATCTTCTAACACATTATTCAAAAATAATTGTTTAACTTCTTCGTAGTTTACATCACCTTTAGTCGTATGTAAAGACAAAATTTGCCTTTTATAATTATTTTTTTCTTTTATTTTGATTTGTTCCAAAAGTTCTTTTGACGAGCCATAATACTTCTTCCAGTCGGATTCAGATTTTACTCGTTTAGATTTACCTTTCTTCTTTCTGAGTTGATAAAAATATTTTCTACCTATGTACTTTTTATCAGTATCTAATTCTGTAATTAGATAAACAAATCCTACATATGATTTAATATCTTCTGATGTAAATGGTTTATTATTGAATGTCCAAGGATTTTCATAATCAATCTCTGTCGTAATCGTCCTCGTCATAATCTAGCTCATCAAACTCTTCTTCTTCTAAATCGTCTAAATCAATATCTGCACCACAATATGGGCAATATATTGGTTCATTCTTGCTAGTATTTATGCCGACAATCTCATACTCTGCTCCGCACTCTGTACACTCAAGTTCGTATGTTATTTCTTCTTTATCTGCCATATCTATACTCCGTATATAGTGTTGTGTGTATTATTAACACGTACAAATGTAGTACACTTACTTAGTTGTTTTAAATTACTTGCTCCTACATATGTACAAGCTGAACGTACACCGCTAAGTATATCTACTACTGTAGGTTTCACCGCACCTCTATATGGCACTGTCACTGTTTTACCCTCTGAACCACGATACTCATTCTTTATTAGATTACCATGTTTCTCCATTGCAGTTTCAGAAGCCATACCATAGAACTTCATACCTACTGGAGTTGGATTATCATCTTCAAATATTAAGTCACCAGCACACTCATCATGTCCTGACAACATACCACCAATCATTACAAAATCAGCACCGGCGGCAAATGCTTTTACAATATCTCCTGGAGTGTTACAACCACCATCAGCAATTACGTGTCCACCTAATCCGTGGGCGGCATCTGCACATTCTATCACTGCACTCAGTTGTGGATAACCTACACCTGTTTTAATTCGTGTAGTACATACTGAACCAGGACCTACACCTACTTTCACAATATCAGCACCTGCTAATATAAGTTCTTGTGTCATATCGGCAGTTACTACATTACCACAAATAATAGTTGCGTCAGGTAATCTTTCTCTTAATTTTTTGAGTGCATCAACAACTGCTATTGTATATCCGTTAGCTACATCAATGCCTATAAAAGACATTCTTGCACCATTCCAAATCTCTATGACACGATTCATTTCATCTTCTGATATACCAGCTAGACAACCTAAGAACTCTCTGCCTTTTTCCATGTAAGCTAATTTCCACCAATCATCTGAAATGTTTAGTGCTTTTGCTATACATGTTATCATGTTAAACTCTGAAAGTGCTAGATGCATCTTGAAAGTACCTACAACGTCCATGTTAGCCGCCATGATAGGAACACCAGTCCATTCTCTTTCACTATGTCTGAACTTGTAGGTTCTTTCTATGTTTACATTCGCTCTCGTCTTCAATGTAGAACGCTTCGGACGAATAAGAACGTCCGAATAATCCAACTTAATGTCTTCAGTGATTAACATTAGATTTCACAACCACCAGCAACACATGCGAGTTCTTGGGCACCCTCTGTCATATCTGTAGTTTCATATGCGGAGAGTTGTGTCCAATCTATGTTCTTTGGCATTTTATCCAACTCTCTTTGATATACAACAGAATCACAATCTTGATATGGTGCTTGCTTGTATACATGCTCTGAGTATGGTAAGAATGATACACCGGACATCCAATCAAAGTTCTTATATACCCATGCACCAACTTCGAACCATTCATCTTCTTTTACTGAGATTGTTACAGAAGGCTTATGCTCACACCAATGCTTTTGATATACAAGCCATAATTCTAATTGCTCAATAGCTGTCATATCTTGTCGCATCACTGCATTCTCTGGTGCTTTCATTGGAAATGAAAATACATAAGTGTGATCTGGTTTCATCACATCATCTTCGCATGGAAAACCAGCATCTCTCATATACATTGCAAGAGGATCTTTTTTGTCAGCACGTACAGTTCTTATATAATATGGATTATGTCGTGCATGTATACCTGATGCAGAGTCTACTAATTGAGACACAGTGCCTGATGGCTTCACACATGTAATAGAAACTGATTGTTGTATACCAATCTTATCTGCCCACTCTGCGTTTGTTGCGATTGCTACTTTTCGTAGTTCATCGAGTCTCTTATCTAAACCAGACTCTTTACCATTTGTTAACGTATTGTCCATAATGCCTGTGAGAGATACACCAAGAAGTCTTTCTTCTTCAGTATTCTTCTTCCAATCTCTTGTAAGATATTTAAAGTTAACTAATGTTGATTGAAATGTACCAAGTATTGTAGCAAACTTTACTTTTTCTTTTAGTGTCTTCATATCGTCTGTAGCACGTATTACTACTTCTGATAGATTACAAAACTGCTTGCTTCTGAGTATTATTTCTGAACAGGGATTTGTGCCGAAATCCCAGTCATTGTCTCGTCTACCGTTACGTCCAGCCTGTTCTTTGGCAGATTGACGATTAAAGATTCCTCTTTCACCTGACTTTGAGTCGTAGAGTGACTTCCACTCGTCCATGAAGATTCCGATTTCTGGCTTTTCTGTGTAACACGCTGAGTTGTTTGCGAGGGCTCTTTGTCCATTGTCTTCCCACCATTGTCCTGATTTTGCTACTCTCATTCTATCATCACTTAGATTGCTAAGTGAAATAAGAGCAGAACGTCTAACACCACCAACAACTACAATCTCTGCTATCTTACATACTAAGTCATGACATTCTAAAGATGTGAGTTTTCTACCAGTAGCGTTCTTGAATATATTTATAGCAAAACGAAATAGTTGATCTAGTGGCTCTGGACCTGATGCTCTACCACCAAAAGTTTTGAGTGGTGCACCAGCTGGACGCACCTTACTCAAATCCCATGAAGGTATTTGTCCTGAGTATAACAAATGTATTAATTCTTTCAATGACTTTGCCCAACCTAGTTTGCTGTCGGGTACCACAATTGTGGTATCTGTAGGGTGTAATTCATCTGCTACGTTTGGTAACTTTATAACATCTTGTCTTTCTACTGAGAAACCAACACCTGTACCATTCATTAGAATATAAAGTATTTCATCAAATGCTCTAGGAGAATCAACTGCGACATACGAACAGTTATAACCAGCTACATTTTCTCTTTTCAAAGCTTCACCAGCTGTCATAAGACATCTCATTGAAGGCATTACTTTTTGAGATAGCACAGCTTCTTCTAATCTCTTTCTTGATACTTCATCTAATTCGAAATCGTTTTGTTCTTGCAAATGTTCTGTGAAGAAATCGAAATATCTACTAACAGTTTCTTCCCATGTTTCTCTTCTACCTTTTTCGGGTATCCATCTTGAGTATCTCGACAGATGAATAAATTCTTGATATTCTGTTGGTAAATAATTACTTCGCATGTCCTTCTCCTATTAAGCTTTTCCACGAGAGTGGAAATTTTTCTTTTATATTATCACTTATAAATTCTGCAATAATTTGTGTTTCTATTTGTGCCGTTTTATGTAGTCTTAGATTACATACTCTTGCAAAAGCATAAAGAGTTCCGCTCCAAAACCACTCTGTCATCATATTCTGAGGTAACACCATACGAGCCATCTCTGGTGCTACACCATCATTCAATAAATTATTATATGTTTGCTTGACATATTCCATAGTGCCAGCAATATCGTATTCTATTCTATCTTCACCTGAACCTTGCTTTATATTACCTTGAGGACGAGTTCGCCAAAAGTCAGGTATATAAAATTCAGGTTCATTATCAACATACCTTCTACTTACTTCATTCCAAACTAATCCGACTTGATGCTTAACTAACTGTCGAGCAACAAATACAGGTGCTTTAATTCTAAATTGCAACGATGCGTGTCCGAATGGACTCCAATGATTATGTTCAGCTAAGTATTTTATTAGCTTTTCATCACGACTATCAATAGTAATATGTTCTTTATCAAAAGAAACTCTGGCGGCATTTACAACCGATAAATCATCTCCCATCGAGTCAACTAATGTGACTCGCATTTTTGCACTTTTCATTCAATATATCCTAAACACCAGTTTTCGGCGGCATCTTCTGCAAATCTTTCACTATGAATTGTAGCGTCTGATATCATAGGTATAGATTTTACCAGTTTGTTATTCTCAAACATTCTTACAAGATACATTTTAAATTCTTTATTGTATATAACATGAGCATGTCGTTTGTGATCGTCACTCCAAAACTTATGCACTTCTTCTTCAACATCTATCATAATTTACTCCATTCAACTAGTTTCATTTTAGCTTTTAAATTTTGAAACGTACTTTCATTTATAATATTCAAGATTTCTACTTTGCTCATTCCAGACAGTATCATATCATTAATATCTTTATATTTTAAAAAATTCTGCCATATGCAAACCGAGAAACCTTCATCAATTTTTTTAGACAATTTCTTATTTATCATACTAGATTTTGGCTCATTATCATATACAATAACAATATCTTGTGTTTTCTTACGATTTATATAGGAACCTCCGTCAGCACCAATCATAGCAATACTGTTAGGTACAAACATAGAATCAATAGGACCCTCTAACACATATACTCTTTTTGTCCAGTCAACTTCATCTAGTCCGAATATCTTAGGTTTACTTTCATCTAACATTATTGTAATATAACGAACAGCATTCTTACTAAACGCTCTACCTTGAAAGCCTATAAGATTTTCATATTCATCAAAGAAAGGTATGATAAGTCTAGGTTCATCATTCTCTTCAGATAATTTTCTAGGTATCAAACTATTGACAAACTTTGCAAAGTAAGGTGCATAGTATAGTTTACGATGATACTCTGTAGGTATCTTTCTTTTATCCACATATATTTTAGCAGGGTGGTTATATTTTAGTTGAGATATCTTCTTCAAACTTTTAAGAGGTGTATTGAAATGATATTTCCTTTTATCGAATACAATTCCTTCTGGTTTAGTAGGCGTCTTCGTAGGTAAGCTTCTATTCGTGTCTAGAAATGATTCCGTGCGATATTCTTTGAATAGATTGGTATCTACATGTTTGATTAGATTACCTACACTAGAAGTAGTACCGCAGTTATGACACTTGAAAGAATACTTATTCTCTTTTGCATATATGTAACCTCTAGCTTTCAGTTTGTTCTTCTGACTATCACCACAGAATGGACAACGAAAGTTGAATAAGTTATTTGTTTTTCTTTTGAATTGGGAAAGTCTACCAGATAGTATATTGATATACTTCAAATCTACATAAGTCATAAAGACTATATTATACTAAGTGAGTATTTTTGTCAAGTTCATTCCAAGAGAAATTAAGAATCCTAATACGATAGCACCGCCAACAATGCTCCACTTCCACTTCTCTAGATTAGTGACTCGTTGTTCCATCTTTTGATTGATTTCTTGTTGTTCTTGTCTCATGGACTTCATTTGTTCCATGAGTTCATCTTTCATGTCTGATATACGTTTATGTAACAGATCGGACTCCATTTTGTTCTCTTTTCGTAAATCGTTTATGTATTCGAATAAATCTATCTTCTCAGACATCAGTATGCTCTACTATTTAGTTTTGTTTTCTAGCTTTGATATACGTTCCTCTATCTCACTAATCTTACGGCGTATCACAGGATACTTATACTTCCATGCATCTTCAGGTTGCTCTAAAAAAGTAAGTCCCCATCTTTTTACTAAAAAATCTATAATTAAATCTACTTTTGCATAGAACCATAAGCCTATACGTGTAGTGCTAATATATGCTATGAATATTGCACCAAATACTGAACCAGCAAGTGCAGTATAAATCCATAGTCTGTCGCTAAACATTCTTTCTATCATGTCCCACATTTGCTCTTTTCCTTATCTTTTCTCTACCTTCAAACCACAATGCTTGTAATTTATCTGCATAACCACCAGCAATATCATGATCGTATATACCATCAAATAGTTGAAACTTAGTTAGTGCTTTCCATCTACCTAATAGTTGATCTTTTACTTTTTGTCCAAATGTCATTCTTTTGATTCTACCATAATAATCAATATATCGCACAGTGCCATGATGTCTGTAACCCATCAACCATAATGGGACTGCTGTTACAATATCATTATTGTTTACAAATCTATAATGTTCTACATCACAACCATCTCTCCATTCTCTACCACCAACTCTTGGTGAACCATATGTATAAAGAGTTGGTTCTAACTCTTCTAATCTACTTGCACATAGAGTTGCCATTGCGCCACCTAAACTATGTCCACATATCCATATTCTTTGCTTCTTATTTTTCAGTATTGCTGATATATCTGCCCATAATTTTCTAATTTCTAACTTGAAACCCATGTGTACTCTACCTTCTGTCTTTGACTTTCTCTTGATTGCGAGTAAGTCAGCTTTGACATCTGAGAACTCTGTAGGTTCTGTACCTCTAAATGCTATAACTAAGTGTTCACTATTATTGAATATGTGACATTGGGCACCATCATTCTCTAAAAACTTATAGCTATTAAAACCTATAGCTTTTAATTCTTTCTTTGCTTTAGTACCATCGTGATATGCAAGTGCAGATACTTCTGCAAAAAAGTAAGCACACCATGATGGATTATCCCAATCTAATATTAGCGGTGCATTTATAAACGATGCTGGATTACTGAAGTACTTCCTCATCTATCTTATCCTCTTCGTGTGTTACTGCTTCTTCATAATATACAATTATCTCGTTTTGCTTTAGTATATATTCTCTTATCATCGCCATGTTAAGTGCTAACTTTTCGTAGTCACGTACAGATATAACGTAGAATACTAAATCGCCATTTTGATTTTCATAATCTAATAGAAATTGATCTACATTGTCCTTATTGACAATGAACCATTTTACATCTGTTAATTTTAGTGATTTTGGTTTTTCAGCTATTGTTATTTTTGGACGAACAATATCTGTAACAGTAACAATTTCTTTTTCTGGTGTGTTGAATACTGAGCAACTACTTAGCAGTAATAGACTCAAAATCAGTAAATAGCTTTTTAGTTTCATCATTTATTATCTTTTCCATATCTTTCGGGCGTTGTAGACTTAACTTAGTTAAATCATGTTTTTGTAACTTAGCTATCAAATCATCTTTATAGCTTTCTGCGTCTTGTAATCTACTATTTAATTTCTGTATCTGTTCTGCTTGTTTCTGTGCGTCCTCTATTAAAGTTGCTTTTACTTCTTCTAAAGAACGCACCGAAACTTCAAGTCTTGCATTATTTTCTTGTAATGTTTTTAATCGTGACTGTGTATCTTGATAATAGGTATAAGCACCCCAACCAACTAACACAAACAAACCTATTATCGCTAGATATCTCATTTACTTAGTCATACGCTTGATCTTTGATTATCGTATATATTCCCCATAGTATTCCCGCTACGGCGGCGTACATAACGATCGATTGTACTAGAAGTGCTATTAGACAAACTCCTATGAGAATTAATCCGTCCCAAGAAGTTCTTTGCATCGCTCTGTCTTTGCACCAGTGATACATTCTCTTTATCATGTTCGATTACCTCCTTTAATCGTTTCATTTTGGTAACCTTCTTCATTTTGTTTATATACTTTCTATAAACTGAGGCGGCACTAAATTTTTTAGCGACTCTTGCTCTTTGCTCCATAGCAATCGCCGCCTGTATTTTATGAGCGTGAGATTTTCCAGAGTTCTCTATTTTCTTGACACTATCTTCAGCATCTTCAACTGTAGCAAATTTCAAACCGTGTATCGTTCCTTTCGGATTCTCATCTGTATATAAATCAGAATGTTTCTTAGAATTTGCTGGTTGTCCTTGTTTTCTAGGTATTCTCTTCGCCTCAACTGAGAAGGTTTTATTAGACGTTTTGAAATCTCTCTTTCTCATAATGGTTTTTGCTACGAGTTCTAGCATACCATTTCTCATTAACTTCAAAACGAATGGCATGTTTATATCTGTTCGCATGTCTTTCATAACAGCTTCAGCATCAGGTCCAAGTCTGGCTATCGCCTTGCCATACTTCTGATATGCTTTGTTGAATATTCTTACTAATTCTGCAACTGATATTTGTTTTTTATTTCGCTCGTCATTTACTCTATCTACAAAGTGTCGAGTAAATTCAACGTCTATGCCTACTTTAGCAAAAAGCCTATCAGCATATTTCTCAATCTGAGTCAAATCAGATTTAGTTACGAATCTCTCTAAGAGAAACATTACATTAGTCCCATAATCTTTCGCATCTCTTGTTTCTTCTTTGCTTCTTCTCTCTTTCCTCTTCTCTTGAGATAATCAGCGAGATACTTTTTCATTTCTTTTTTTCGTGCGTCTGGTTTCTTCCAATGTACAGCATCATCTCCTGTACCTGCAACGGCGGCGCCTGTTGCATTTGCTGGTGCATCTTCACCAAGATTATGTGCTGGTAGTTGTCCTATTAATCTATCACCTCTTGTTGTTGAAATAGGTTTTCTAAGCTTGACAACTTTACCTTGTTTCTTCAATAAATTACCTGTAGGCTTTGCACTATCATTAGCAGATCTTTCGCTACTGTGCATACTCATAACTCTACCATCTGTATCTAAAACCATGTGTGTATGTTTAAGTGCTTCAGACACATCTCTTAGTTCTGTTTCTTTCTTAAACATCATGTCTCCCCAATCTTTTTCTGACATGATTGAGCCATATGTCTTCTTTGTGTTCTTTTTTAAATATGACATATTTTCCTCCAATGCTTCTACTAATTCTTTTTCACTATAATGTTCTTTTGTGTTATCATGTTCTTTTATCAAAAATAAGGCGGCGGCATATGATGCCAGTTTACTTTTACCACCTGGTAGTCTTTCTATAATCTTCTTAATATTAAATACTAATCTTTCAAATGTACTATATGAGTTTAACTCCTCTGTAGTCTTTGGTGATTTTAACTTCTTTCCACGCTCATCAATAATACCCAACTTATACGCATCTGTTTCATTGAACGGCGTAACAAGTCTTTTCAGAAAAGAATATGTAAAAATTAAATTTGCAACGCCACTAGCCATCTATTAATCTCAACTTTTTTACTATAGTTTCATCAAGTGATATGTCAGCATCTACTACTTCTTTACCATTGATATTACCTACATCTGTTCTCCAGTAATTAAGAAATATTAAAAAAGGTTTTAAATATTTCAGTTGTTCTGTAAGCTTAAACACTAGTATACGTGTCATCGCTCTATGTTCAAAGACATTGTATAATACTAAAAGATGATTTAATATCAATCGTTCTTTTAATTCACCAGTTTGTTCATACTTTTTAAATAATCTTTTCAAATATCTTATTCGTTTTAAATCATCATGAAATTCTAACAAGTCGGTGCAGTGGGGATTTTCATAATATTTGGCGGCGAATAACATAAAGTTTTCTTCAGTCAAATTTTCATACACTATTTTTACTCAATAATTAAAATGTTGATAATGCAACCCTCTTCAAAGTCGTACTATTTATTGCTATATACAAGAAGTTATCATCATAGAATATAGTACCAACTGCAATGCTATCAGTAGATGGATTATTATTAGTTGGTGTTCCTGACTTTACTAATCTCAACCCTTTCGCATCTTGGAGACTAATTAAATCTACTTGGGTTGTACCAGTATGTGTACCATTAGATAACAAAGCAAACTTTGCGTCAGCCGCCGTAGTACTTATCTTAGCATCTATCAATGCTCTACCAGCGGTATTTGCTAATGGTGTTTCTTGTAGCATAGCAACATTGATTGTACCAGCGGTTATGCTATTGTTCGCATGTATTTTACCATTATTGCTTATAATTGTTGCAGAACCCTCAGTCTGTAACTTACCATGCAATGTTACAGTTGGACCACTTAGAACAGTGTTCGCACTAATAGTAGCAGTAGTGCTTGATATAGTTGTGTTTGATTTAAAATTAGCTATATTGGTAACTGTCATAGGGTGAGCCACATTTGCGAATACGCTTCCAAACGTAGCTTTCCTACTTAAAGGTGTACCAGATGCATCTTTCACAACAAGCAACAAGTCACTAGTCGCATGATTAGTGGCGGCTGTGAGTTCAGTTATCTTCTTATCAGCCATAATATTTCCTTATATTATAAGTTATGCAAGTACTGTATGTGTTATCGCTGTTAGTCCTGAAAGAACTAGTGATGAGTTAACTGCGGTACTAGCAGTATCTTTAATTGTACCACCATTCAATGCTATGTTTGTACCACCAACAGTTAGAACATCACCTACAGATAAACTTCTGCTTGTTGCTCTAAACATTAGTTGGTTAGCATCTGATAGTGTTGGCTCATATGATAGTGTGTAGTCGCCTTGTCCAGCACCTGACTGATTACCATTGTCTACTACAAGCTGTGGTGTACCAGTAACTGTTACAGCTTCGTCATATGTAATTCTAACTTTCATTTCAGCAGAACCTTCTTGTGCAGTAAAGTCTGTGGCGGCAGTTGTACCTATGACATATTCCATTTTAGTAACAGTTGCTGAACGTAGTCCTGTTGTACTACTTGTACCAGCAAGTCCTCTGATTGCTACCAATACTTCTGGTTTAGCATTTACATTATCGTTACCTGTTGCAGGTGAACCAGCTTTCATTACCCAACCATTATTAGTTGCATATGAATCTGCTCTATTGTAATTTGAATTTTCATCTTCGGGCAAGAACTTTGGTTTGTTCGTTGCACTAGCATGATCTGTTCCCCATGAACCCATTTTAGTCTCCTTTATATTTCGAATTAAATTCTTTAATAGTTCGCATAGTATTTATATGTCGAATTGCTTTACCTCCAGCGTTGATAAATTCTTTACAGTTCTTATCATGATCGTCTATAAGTAACGCATCATCATTAGCATAATCTTTCTTTTGCTCTCTTCTTACCAAATGTATTTTATTTGGCTTTGGTTTTAGATTTCTCGCAACCCAAACTTTTTTACCTCGTCTACAATTACTATCCCATTCTGCATACGCTGATAATAATCTAACATCAGCACCACCTTTTGTAATGTGTGCCCACAGCTTTTTACCATCAGGCATCCATTCTAATGTGTCCCAGAAATCTTTCTTTGATGAAATGATAGCTTTCTTCTCATCTTTTGAAAGTTTTCCAGTCTTGTCTGGAAAAGGTTCTCCTGTAACATCTAAAGCACCCTTTAGAAAATTACATAGAACCATGTCCATGTCACAATAGATTATCATTACTTACCTTTCATCGCCATCTTCGTAGCAGTTGCATACATGACAGCATCAGCTTTATCACCATAACGTGACTCAAAATCAGCAGACTTCTTCTTGAGTTCTTTTACAATCTCTTCTCGTCTTTTCATTTGAGCGTCAGTCATCTCACCTTCTCTTACTCCTACACCACCCATGTTATCTCTACCTGAAGGACTTTGAGACTGTGCCTTTGCTTTATCAAAAGCATCTTTCTTCTTCTTCATGTCTAGTCTTTTTGCTGGTGAAGGTTGAGAGGCAAGCTTATCTTGAGATGGTTTTTTGAAATCATCTTCACCTTTTCTTACATGTCTTTGATCATCATGAGACTGAGTGTCGCCTTTGTGCATTCTACCTTTCTTATGAGGATTGTCACTACCTGCTTGATGTTTCACATAACTTTTGGCACCTGCATCTTTTCCTCTACCTGCATCTCGCATATCTCTTTGTGCTGGTGTAAGCTTTTCATCTATTTTTTCTTCGTCCATCTTAGGCTTGGTATCGACTGGCTCTTTTCCACCAGCGTCTTTCTTCATGGCTTTACCAATAGCTTTTCTCTTTTTCATAAGATATTCATCTGAATCATCTTTATCACCATCATTGTCGATGTCACCATCTTCTTGTCCTACTGGATCCATTTTTTTCTTTTCTTCAACTGGACGTTTACCAGCTAACACATCTGCCACTGCGTCTACAAGACTTACTGACAAACCAAAACGATTGCTTTCCATTTGTATCTCCTCTACTTGAATCTTGGGCATGTCAAAATCTTGCCGTTTTAAAATTTGAATTACCATTCCTTTATCTCGCTTACTCACCATGAGTTTACCATTCTTAAAGTAAGCATCAATACCTTTTTTATCTAATACTTTCTTAACTTCGCCTTCGTAACCTTCAGTAAAGAATTGTTCGAAAGCCTCATCTAAATTAGTTTCTTCAGTCTTTATTCCTGGTGTTGGTGCTAGTGACACTTTACTCTTTGGCTTTGCTGTCTTATCTGCGTGTTGTAATGCACGTTGTTTATCTTTAGGAAGATTTCTGATATCTTCTGACATGTGATATCCTTTGTTATCACAATGCTCACAGCCTTCACCTTTACACTTAGGACACATAACTTTTTTATCATCTGATAGTTCTTTCTCTAGACTTTTTGCTTGATCAGCATGTGCTTTACTTGCGCCTTTGAGTTTCTTTACTATCTTTTTAATTTGAGGTGTATCATCAGCGTCAAGTGCTTCTTCTACTCCTTGAATTTTACATATACATGGTGAGCCATCACTACAGATATCACAATCGGGATTCATAAAGTTTTCTTCAAAGTTAACACTTTCATCAAAAACTCTATCAAGAATTGCACGTATCATTTCTCTAGGCTCTGTATCTGTTGCACCATGCTTAGAGTGTTTCTTCTGAATTTTCATCATATGTTGATAGGCAGTATTTTTGTCTTTCATCTTTGATGCTTTGACAATTTCTTTATTCATGTCATCATTAGCTTTATCAGAACCAGGAGAGTCTTCTGGATCAAACAATCTAAAATCAAAGTTCGTTTTATTTTTTAGTTGCATTTTTCTTTGTAACTTCTGAGGCGTTTTAATAACTTTCTCAGAAATACCCACACTATTTGCCATTATTTTTCTTATTTGTCTTTCAAGTGACATTTTATTCTCCTAGTTATCTACTTTAGCTCCGCCTCTCCACTGGTAACAACTCCAATATCGTGCTTTATATTTTGGACCTGGATTATCGCAATTATGTCTTGCACGAAATGATTTTCTTCTTTCTGGATCATCTCGCTTAATTTCCATATTGGGATCGCCAAATCCTAGTTTAATTACATTACCCTTTTCGTTCTTCACATAAACATGAAACTTCTTATTGCCATCACTAGAACGAACAGGATCATTCAAGGTTACTTTTTTACCTTGATACTCTGCTTCTTCCAGAACATGATCAAACAAATCTATAGGACACCCATCTTCATCTATTTCAACTTCTTCTCTACAATGAGATGCCATCAGAGACTTAGGTAACTTACCTTTATTTACAAGTCTATTTATATAATCTTGAATTGGTTTCACTCTATCGAAACCTCTCTCTCTAGCAACATCAGAAAGCACCGCACCATTTGTTCCGCTGTGTGGTTCTTTAGCTCTCTTAATATAATCTTTTATTAAATCTGCATATCCTTTTGGGTGTGATAACCTATGTATTGTAGTTTTGATGAGTTCTGGAACATTAATTCCAGTCATCTCTTCTATATCTCCTGTTTCTTCGGACTTCAGTTTCTTGATTTTTTTCTTAGTAGCTTCTATCTCCGCTCTGCGTGAAGGTGTCATCGACACTCTTTGTAAATGTCCCAAATATGCTTCCAAGTCATCAAGCTTACTTTGTTGTCCTCTTGTTAATTTTTCTTCCATATTTTCTTCTTCGACAGAATCAAATCCGTCCTTTTTTCGTATGTCTTTGAATTTCTTTTTAAGCTTACCACCGAAATCATCATCTACATTATAAGCTGATTGTAATTGTTGTCCTGGTGTATCTTTTTGATATCTTGCGAGTAACGCTTTTGTTCCAAACTCACCTGCACCACCAGTTTCATTTATACTTTCATTTTTCTTTTTCTTTTTCATAGAGGCTCTAGCTTTGGCGGCTAAATCACTATCTGCCTTTCCCCATGTACCACTACCTTTCGTAATGAATGAGTTTACTCTCGCAAAAGCCCATTGTTGCTGTGATGCTCCTGGACGATGCCCACCTCTCCAAGCCGCCATACCACGATTATAAACTTGTCTTAATATACCTACAGGTATACCTGACTTCTCTGATTTCTTTTTCAAACCAGCACTAGCATTTTCTGATAGAAAAAATTCTTCAGAAATAACTTTTGTCATGTTTGGCATGCCTACAAGCTTTTTAGCTTTTTCAGCATCATTCTTAGCGACAGTAATAATTAATTTTGTACCTGTACTATCAGGTTCTATTTTGTGTTCAATATCTCCTAGCTTTTTCTTTATATCTCCACCAGCTACTCTTAGTAGATTTTTACCTTTAGTTGTTGGTGATTTTGCTCTAGTAAAATAACCTTTAGACTCACCTGCTACTATAGGCTTGCTACCAGTTTGTACTTTTGCACTACCTGTTTTTACAGACTTTGAAGTCGAACTAACTTTTTTACCTGTGCTAACAGGCTTACTACCTGTTTTTACTGGCGTTTTTGCTTCACCTCTAATATCTCTTACTGTGTCTCTTACTCTTGCTCTTGCAAGGGCTATTCTATCTCTCTTATCATTTGCTGTCTGTCTAGCTTTTATTCTAGCTTTTACTCTATCTTCAGCATCTTCGTTTTTAGGTACACAGTTAGGCACCATCTTGTCACCTTTCTTCTTCATACCAACTTGCTTGTGCGTATCCCAACAAGGCGCATCTTCGTCTAACTCTGTTCTTGAACCACCACTTGCTGTTTTATTATAATTTCTAGCTGTCATACCTAACTTCTTTGCAATCTTCTGATGATGTTTAAAATCATCACTATCTTTACCTATTAGAAGAAAATATCCAGAAGGTTTGAAATTAATTTTCATACCTAACTTTTGTGCATCTCGTTTTAGCTTTGGTCCATACTCAGGCATTTTGATGCCTTCACCATACATTCTTTTGAACTTTAATGTATGCTTACTTGGCTTAGTTTTAGCATCAGCATCTCCAGGAGCAGGACGATTATCATTCTTACTTGTATCTTTGTTCTTAAAATAATTTGCTCTAGCGTCTTTTGTATCTTTGCTAAGTCCTTTATAATACTTTTTTGGTTGTGTACCTTCTACGTCCTTTACATCTGGATCCTGTGGTGTTTTCTTTGGTGCTTCTTTCTCTTCTTTAGCATAAGGTGCAGTTCTTTCACCATCTTTGTTATATTTTCCAGACTTCTTCTTTGCTATGGCAATCGCCGCCTGTTGTGCAAAGTTCTTTGCTTCAAGCCAAGCACCATAACTAAACTCTTCTTTGTACATATTCAGTTCATACTTCTTACCATCTAAATTAGCTACTTGTACTTGAATGTTACCTTTGTCACCTTTTAGTCTATATGTGTTAGTCTTGCCTGTTCCTGGTTTTCTAGGACCAGTCGCTACTTTATTATCAATCTCATCTTTCTTGATAGTAATACCAAACTTAGACTTTGCGTGTGCATATGCGTGTTGCATAGCATCAGAAAATGATTTGTGATAGAGTTTATAACCAGTAGATGACTTAGCTTCATCTAAATCTTCTTTTACTTTTTTGCTCTTAGCAAATGCTTTTCTTATTGTTTTTAAATCTTTGAGATGTGGTGGTAACTTAGTATCTTTATCTTTCTTTGCAGGTTCAAAGCCTTTACCAGTCATTTTACCAACAGGTACCATAGCTTCTTTCATAGCATCACCAACTTTTTTACTTGGTGCGTTATAAACTGTTCCGCCCTCTTTTTTCTTTTTACTCATCATATCACTCTTGGAGCCTTTTGCGATAACTTTACCATCTTTTACTAAGGCATACATAGTGCTTTTAGGTATCGCTTCTCCAAGTTCATAACTTTCAGACTTAAAACCATGAGACTTCATAACATCATCGTGAAATCTAATAGCTTGCTTGTATGATACTTTCATACCATTCATTATACGTTTAATACCATCTTCTCTATTTTTTGCAGGACTCATGAGTTCTTTTGCTTTCTTTAAATTCATCGCTGAATACTTACCAGCACCTACACCTTCTGGTACATACTCATTGTTCTGTGGTGTTTGTCTAGCTTGCTTAACTCTTTGCATAACATCTTTCCTTACTTGAGGTAATAACTTTCTAGCTAATGGTGCTATTCTAGCTTGGTTCTTTTTTACTTTTAAATCTATTTGTTTCTTGTCTGCCATTGACAATAAACTATACTTGGCGGCTTTATCTTTACCAACTAACTTCTTACGTAAAACTTTGATGGCGGCTTTTCTTGCCATTTGCATGAGTTTCTTACCACCTTTCATCTTCTTAGATGCAATCTTTCTTAAACGTGCTAACTTCTTACTTAGACGTTTCATGACTCTTGATTTCTTTATTCTCTGCATAAAGTTCAGAACTTCGTTCATTTCATAGTATTCACCAAGTTCTGCTAACATATCTAATTCTTCTTCTGTGAAGTCTACTTCTTGCATAGCTTCTTCTAGAATTAAATCATCTTCTTCTGTCCATTCTGTCATGATTGCCTCTTTTAAATTCTTACGTACTAAGTTATAGATTTTAGTTTTGTCTGCATCTGATAACTTAGATGCTAAGCCTGATTTGAAAGTTTTTTCATCACCACTCATAGCAACACCACGCAACTTAGAACCAGACATACCTTCAACGCCTTGAGCGTCTGGATCTCTGTCACCTGATGATACTGTTTTTATGCTATTGAAATTGTAGTCTTTACCATTGTACTTTTGTAGTACTCTATCGAACTCTTTTATACGATCAGATCCAACAACCATGATGATGTCGGTGAATCCTTCTTTTTCGATTTCTGGTAATATCTGAAAGATCTGCTTTGATTGTGATCTTTTAACGATGCCGAAGGCTTTCGTTGCAAAGCGGTATTTGTCGTTGTATGAGAGTGGGTCCTTCTTGGGATTTTGTGTATGAGAGAGGTAGATCCTTGGATTCGCATTTTCTTTTCTCGCTACTTCTTTTATCTTATTCGCTAGTTTCTCATGCCCAATTGTAGGAGGGTTCATTCTACCAAATGTAAATACTAATTTTTTCATAGTGTGTTTTCCTTGGACTTAACACTGTTAATTCTGTAGTATTTATAATTAAAACTTTCTCCAGTTTTCAATGGGTGTTAATAGTTTATTGTAACCTTTTGTATCTTTTCTTGTTAATATGGCATCACCACCAACACAGAATCTTGAACTTTCTAAATCATCTCTATTTTTGAAAGATTCTAAACTAGTTTCTTTGTGCTTTGTACCAACTCCATGTAGTAATCTAGATGGAAATACAAATATATTACCTTCACGAACTGGTAAAGAATAACTCGTAGCATTGATGTCATACCATTCATTGACATTAGATTCTAAAAAATCTTCGTATACATCGTTATTAACTTTATTTCTATCTTGATAAAATACTAATTGTTTATCTTGACGTAAATGAGGATAATAAGTAAATGACAAATGATTTTCTGCATGATTATGTATAGGATTACCATGTTCTTTTTTCACGTTAAACCACGATTTAGTTATATGAATATCAATAATCTCAATATCTACACCTAAGGTTTTTAAATGATTACGAATCGTATCAGCTACATCACTAAAAACTTTCATGAATCTTTTATCATGATGAATACTTTGATAACCTAGATAGTCCATAGATTTACCATCTTCGTCAGACATTTCTAGATATGCAGAAAACCAGCTTTCTTTTTCAAGTTCATCTACTTCACGCTTACCTACTGTTATCAGAGTAGGAAATAATAATACACTTTCAGAAATCACTTTCTATCCCATCTTTGACATAAGACTTACCATTGAAATGTTTATCCATCTTTTCTTTTTCAGTAGGTTCTTTTTTTAATTTATCTACATAAGTTCCAGTATTTTTAACTTCTTTTGTTTTTTTAGTTTTTGTATGTATTCTTAAATGTCGAAATAAATCCATAGTCATTTTTTATCCTTTTTAGCTTGTATAATGACATTACCTGTTGCTGTTATTTCAATCATATGCTGTCTGTATTTATTACCTTTTTTGATTTTCTTTTTTGCAAAGGCTCTAAGCATTTTTATGTACAGTTTTTTTAACTTTCGTTGTACAGACATATATCCTCCACAAAACTTTCAAACTCCATTATATCCAGTTGTGTCTCTGCATCACTAGGTGCCTCAAATGGATTATTATGCACTTCTGCAAATACAATATCAGCACCAGCCACTAAACCACACTTCATCATTAGACTTGCATATTGACTATCACCACCACTCGTTTTACCATTACCTCCTGGCATTTGTGTGCTATGAGTAGCATCTATACAAACTTTATGTCCAGTTTCTTTCATGATAGGTATTGAACGAAAGTCAACCACTAGATTATTATATCCGAATGTAGTGCCTCTTTCTGTTAGAATAATTCTTTCACAACCAAAACTTTCTAACTTCTTAGCTACATTTGACATGTCTGTTGGTGATAGAAACTGTCCTTTCTTTACCATGACAGGACGTCCACTATCAGACGCTACTTTGAGTAAATCAGTTTGTCTACACAAAAATGCTGGTATCTGTATGACATTCACATTGTCCATATATTCTATTTGTGAGGTTTCGTGAATATCTGAGCATATCTCAATACCAAACTCTTTCTTAATTTTACCAAAGTCTTTGAGTGCATTTTCAGCACCTCTAAAACTATCAGCACTTGTTCTGTTTGCTTTATCAAAACTAGTCTTATATAAAAGATTTACTCTCTTGTCTACACAGATAGGTAATATCTTATCAAGCATAAAACAGGCATGATCATATCCTTCGTATACACAAGGTCCAGCAATCAAATGTCCGTTCCACTTGTCAAAATCACCTATTCTGTTAAACCAGCGACTCATCACTTTTTCATTTTTCCTACTGTTTCTCTTATTATATCATCGTGATTAAAAGTAGCCCAATATAATTCAAATGCTACACCACTTTCAATACATTCAAATTGATGATATAGTCCTGGTTTTACTTTTGTATAGTCTCCAGGTTTGAGTATTGTTTCATCTATTAAGTCATAGTCTTTTTGCCATACTGATACTTTCATGATACCAGACTCGACAAAGAAACCATTCCATTTATATTCGTGTAAATGCTTTGAGCAGATACCACCTTTTTTCATTTCTATTCTATGAAATTCTAATGCACAATTGGCTTCAACTAATTCAGTTGTTCCCCATATCTTTCCTGCTTTCATCATAAACCCTTTCAATACATACATAATTAATATTAGGAGTATACATCATTCTACCTTTTGATGCAAGTTCGCACTGTCGTTTCCAGTTAAATTCTTGTACTTGTATAGTTTTATCAGCTACAACAGTAGCTAGTATGAATACTATTTCTGCCAACCTTTTTTAACCTTGTCGGAAAAATTAGCTTTACTAAACTCTAGTCTATCAACCAACTTTACTGCATTTTTACCAAACTTGTCTATAGCAACATATCCTTCTTGTCCTGTTACTTTAAATCCATCTTCTGTTGATAAGAATGTTTTAAGTTTTGCAGTTTGATTCATTTGCTTAATAAGTATCAACTTAGCATCAACGAAATGATTCATTAGATTCAAAATGTTTGCTAGTTGTGTTTTATTAGTCTTTGAGAAAAATCTCATAACATCTTCTTTTCTAAGATTAACGGCGTCTTTACCTTTTTTAGACTTTCTCTTATCACTTTCTCCTTTAAAGAAATTGTGAAAGTATGTTATCATTTCATCTACAGTTTTATTTACGTTTGTAATTCTTTTACCATCACGAACTTTAGTATTTAAAAATGTTTTCATTCTCATAAGAAGTTCATCATTTTCTGAAATACCATTTAATGTAGATGCTTTTATTTTTTGAAATACAGTACCTGCTTTAGATAATATTGCAGTAACTTCATCAGTTTCTTTTTTAGTCATAGTAGCAGTACCAGATGTGTCTTGATAAAGTGCATCAACACTCCAAACACCTTTAGCATTTACACCATCAGCAATACTAACACCATATTCAGCAGACATATCTTCGAATGATTTACCTTTATATCGTGTATGCCATACTATACCTATTTGTGCTTGTCTTATTTCCTGAATTAGCGTTTGATTTGAATAAGGAATGGCATATACAATGGTGTTAGGGTGGAATGTCATAGACTTCTCACCACCTATTTTAGCAGATTTTATATCTTTTTTTGAAAATAAGAAATCACCTTGAATAACACCTTTTATACCTGCACCTTGTAATAATGTAAATGCTTCTACTAGTTTTTCTGCCAAATCACCTTCTGTGTCAGCTTTAACTTCTGCTACACTTTTATATACTTTAGGATTTTTATTGAAAATACCTTTTTTAGCGACAAAGAATTTTCCGTCTGACGGATCTGTTCCTGCAAATATAGCTGGTGCACCGTCCCATTTAACAGAGACATTTACACTAGTTGTAGAATTACCAGCAAGCATATCTCTTATTGATCTTAGAAAGTTCATAGATTCTCTGGCACCATTTACACCACCATTGAGTATATTATCTTCTATATGCTCCATGTGTGTATTCTTAGCTTCTGCTAAAAATGATGTAAAACCTTTCATAACTAAACCTTTCGCTTGTTTAAATATCTATTTATAAGTATTATTTATCTTGTCCTATCTTTACATATTCTTCAGCTATTTGTAATGCATCGTTATACGTTTTTCTAGTTAAAAAAGCAGTTCTTTCCCATACACCAGATTTATCATCAAATATTTCTGCATGATACATTCCTGGAATTGCTGGCACTTCTTTACCACCAAGTTGTTTTGATAGTTGATATTTTGCTGAAAATATTCTATGCTTTCTCATTATCGCCTCATGTTTGCTTGATCAATAGCATCATTGCTATCTTTACGTATTGGTACTGCATTGGATTTATGTAGTGTTCCTATACCTAGCAATTCATCACCAGTATAAGTACCATACTTCTTAGCTAAACCATTACCAACTTTGTTTGTAGTAGGTGCAGTTTTTCTCACAGATAAATCTGGAAACTCATATCTAAATTTTGTTTTTGGTTTTGTATAACCTGTTCTCACTAACAAGTCATTTAATAATTTCTTCTCACGTTCAATTGCTTTTTTATTTCTTACAATCATATTATACCTATAAAAAAGGGAGGGATATTGATCAATGTCAGCGTCCCTCCCATAACCCGTCTAGTGTGTGAAAGTGAGAGAGAGGTGACGGGTTTACCTAACTCTTGTGTACTTATTATTTCAAATATAGAGGACCTGTCCATGCTATTTGATAACCACCATCAAGAACATTACCTCTGGCGGCGTTTCTAGCAGGTTTATTGTAACCTGCCGCCATCAGAATATCGCCTTTCTTAAACTTTTTATCAGTGTCAGTAGCGACAACGAAACCCCAACATTGGTGACGATTTAAGATTTTAGCATACTTAGAGCCGTATTTAACTACGAAACCTGTATTGAACTCTTTAATCATTTTTTCGTTAATATCATTTAATTTTTTCGTACCATTCCTGGAAGTCCAGTTAGCATAATCGCCTCTAGCGAAATTCAACATAGTATCAATACCTGCTTCAAGGTATTGAGTTTTGTTATTTACTGTTAATGTCATTTGTTCTCACTTTCTTATTAACTATGCTTTTAGCATAGCATATGATTCGTTTTTTGTCAATACCTAAAATAAAAATAATTAATAAAACTACAAGATATTCTTCAAGCATATTTTTATTTACAATTACAAATTCACCTAGAGGTGTTGCAACTACAATACATGCGACAAAAAAAGATACATATATTATGGCGATATATCTCACTTTTGCTCGTTTCGTATCACAGTTACGGCGGCACCACCAACTGCACCAGCTTCACAGTTCTTAAAGAACAATTCACCAGCTAAACAACCAATCACTGAGTTTCCTACCAACTCTTCACCATCTGAAGTCAAATATGTAGTTTGACAACCTGAGATGAAAAGCACACCTAAAATTAATAATACTTTTTTCATATCTTCTCCTATTAAAAGAATATTAAATATGCAATACCACAGATTAAAATAACATCTGCACTAATGCTCCACAACATGTAAGCCCTAAACAACCACTTACCTACTGCTTGTACTAGAGGGTTCTTCATCTGCACCCTCCATTATTTCGAATAATACTATCATAGCTTATTTCCTTATTAGTTTACCGATTAACTCCCAATCGTATGTTTTTGACAATTCATTTGCCTCTAAAGAAGGCATACCATCTTTAATTAATTTCTTTTTCTTTTTGCGATCTAACTCAAAAGACATTTCATAACCAGTTACTTGTTCTAGATACTTGATAGCATCTTGAATACAGTGAAACTCTTTCATATCTTTGTTGTTATTTAGATAAGGCTTTGCTACAAACATAATATTTTTCCTTTACCAATCAAATTTATATTCTTTTTCTGTGATGAAGTCAGAGGCTTCAGGAACTTTTATGTCCCAATCAATTGAACCTTCAGCTACCTCTTTATCTTGTAACTGAGCGTTGAGTTCAAACTGCAAAGACTTTGCTAAGTCGATGTTTTTCTTTATCATCTCTTTGGCAAGTTCTTTCATGCCGTCTTCGTTCTCAAAAAAACGATATGCTTCATAATCTATCATACTTAATCTCCTAAGTTTTCAAATTTTTCTTCTACTAGTTTTGTAATCGCTGAATCTACTTTGAGTGTCTCTGCGAAACCTTTGTCATACAAAGTCTCAATAAAATCACCGACATTCATTTCTAGTATCTCATTCATAATATTTTCTTTTAAATTTTCATTGTGTATACATGACATGTTAGGCGTCCTCATAATAATTAATTGCTTCAAATAAATCAGGTAAAAGTTTCTCTAGTTTCTTTTGTACGTCAAGAAAATCTCTTGAAACTTCATACTCACGTATCATGTGATATTCTTCTGCTTTTTTATTGATATCTTTGATAGCTTTGATTATTTTATTTTTAGTAGACATATTAACCTCTCTATTGTTTTCGAATCACTTACACTATTATATTAGCATACTCGTCAGAAATGTCAACCTTTTAAATATTGTTTTCTCACCATTTCTACTGTATCTTTGACTATAGTTGGATATACTCCTAGATATGTACCAGCTTTCAGACTATCTTTGCTTATTAATTCTTTGTGATGATGTTCTATCGTATCGTAATTTTCTAAAAGTAGTTTTGCTATAGAATCAAAAGTACCATCTTCAGCGATAGGATTATCTTGCTTGTAGTAAGCATAAGACATCATGAGATATAAGGGAACTGTCATATTGATGTCCTCTTTTATCTTTGCTCGTATCATACTATCTAACATAGATATTCACAATCTCTAGTTTTACGTCTTTATGATAAATTCGATGATCACCTTTTAGAATAAAATAATTTGATGCACGTTCAAGAAATTTATAAGCTTTTAAGTAATCTACGAATCTATAATATTTTGAATAGATATTACCATTTTGTTCAGTAACAGTAATTTTAAATCCGTGATCATCGTCATACATATTTCGTAATAGTGCTAAAGCTTTATTCATTATGCACCTACCTTTACATAAGGCTTGCTCCACTTACCGATATTAATATCGATGTAGTAAGCAGTGTGAAAATAATCCGTCATGATATCAGACTTATCGAACCATTTGGTTCCTTTCATTGCTTTGTGCAACTCTTGAAGGAACTTTTTGACAGTTCCAGAATACCAACTGTCAATGTGATAGGTATTGACTTGAATATGTCCATCGTCACCTTTTCGAAAGTACTCTGAGAAATCTAGAATACCTTCAGTAACTGTCACAACGAGTGACATATGATTACGAATAGAAATTGAACCTTTCATACCGAAATCTTTTAGAACTTTTTTTATAGCAGGTGCAAGTTCTTTTTTATCTGCTTGTGAAATATAAGCCATTATAAACTCTCTCCATAAATTTCATTATCAATATTTTCTAGAACATCTATCATGTTCACATTTTCTATCTTGCATATCTTAGCAATTCTATCTTCGATTTTGTCTAAGTCGCCGATATCATTACCAGCTAGTATCGCTTGATACTTGAGCCACAAATCTTTAACTGCAATTTTTCCACAATCTGTCATTTTTCTCTCTCTTTCGAATCACTTACACTATTATAGTAGCATATTTGGTTTTAAAGTCAACTAGTAATTTTTCTTGCATCTCAAAAGCTTCAATCTCATAATCTCTTTCAAGATAGTCAACATCAGTAGGAGCAAAGATATCTTGTCCTTTAACTGATTGCATTATGTGTGTGAACTCATGAAAAATTGTAGTCAATAGATCATCTGTGTCTTGACTCTTTTTCACTCTTAGTGTAAAATACCTATTGTCATCTATATCAACATCAACAGTGGCATCTACCTTCATATTGTTCTTCATTATAACATCTATCTCAAGCTTTCTAACTTTAGATAGAAGTTGCTCTTTAGCAAAGACAAGAGCCTTGTCAATCAAGGTTCTTTCTGCTTTATTTGAATTGAAATAAGTAACTAACATACTATTAACCTAGCAGGTTATGATAGTAATGTCAACCGTTTTGTAAGTTATTGAAAAAGCTAGGTATTTTACCATTGAATCCGTAACCCTTATTAAGTCTATCAATAAGTGATTCGTTTTGCTCTTTATCTTCAGACTTCCATATAATCTGACTTATCTTAGTATCGTAGACATAATAAACACCTTTACGTCTTTTACTAATATATTGTTTATTCTTTTTTCTAAACCATCTCATACTTTGAATCCTGAAAAATCTTTCTTACCCATTTTCTTTGTAGCCCATTTCATTTTATCTTCTTCATCTGCTCTTTCAGCATATGTAGTGTTATCAAAAACTGGACCATCTAAGACATCATCTTGTGCAGATTGTTCTACATCATAGAGTCGCATCTTTGCTCTATCAACACCAACTACAAATCTTTTGTATATGGTAGGATCATTATATCTATTCTTGAGTTGTTTTACCATTATCTGATTTAAATCTTCAAGTTCTTCAGTTGATATTAAAGCTACCATGAAATCGGCAGTTGCAGGTAAACCAAAAGATTCTGAAGTATCTTCTAAACCTACATCAGAACTAGTATATCCACTTCTAGTGGTTTGTGTTGCAGATATAATAGGTACATTCTTTTCTACTGCAAGTCCTCTCAACTCTTCAGCTATAGACTTTACAAGCGTATATGAATTTACGTTTGAACCTGTTCGTATTCTATGTGACATACAGATATTGAGATAGTCAACATAAATGATATCAGGTATGAATTGTCTTTTTAGTCTAAGTTCATTTAGAAGATGTCTAAAATGTCCTACATGTGCAGAGGCAGTGGGATATTCTTTCACAATTAATTTACCACTGGTTTTACCTTTCACTCTATCAAGCTTTCTATCATACATTTGTTTTGGTAGATTAGCTAAATCTTCTAAAGATACATTTAGTAAGTTCGCATCTATTCTTTCAGCAATTTTTTCTTCTGCCATTTCCATAGTAATATACAAAACATTTTTACCATCTAGTAAATTAGCTGACGCCATATGACACATTGCTAACGATTTACCAACGCCCGTACCAGCAAGGATAATATTGAGAGACTTTTTTGGTACACCGCCTTTAGTAATCTTATTAAGGTATTCCAAATCGAAAGGAATACGTTCTTCAACACGGTGATAAAAGTCCCAACGACTATCACTATCATCAATAAAGTCGTGCCCAATAGAAGGATCAAAAGAAACAGACAAAGCGTCAGAGAGAAGTTCGGGTATAGTTCCTTTGTCTTGCTTATCTTTACCATCGATAATAGATATTGATTCCATAATTGCATTGTAGATTGCTTTCTCTTGACAAAACTTCTCAGTTTTTTCTATTAGCCATTCTTTATCAGTTTCAGCATCAGCGTCTAGTTCAGAGACTATAGATGAACATTTGGTAAAATTTTCATCACTTACTTTTGTATTATTATCTAATTCGATCAGTAGTGCTTCTTTTGTTGGTAAAGAATTGTACTGAGACAAATATTTATCTATCTCTTGATAAATTACTCTCTCATTCATTTCTGAAAAATATTCTGATTTAAGATAAGGCAAAGTTCGCCTTGCATAATCTTCTTCGTTAAGAAGATGTTTCAGTACTACTAGTT